GCTTCCTCTTTTTTAGCAATAAACTCTTTTGGCTCATTCTTCTTTCTCATCTTCCCACCTCCTTACACTATCAAACTCGTTCTTTACTAACTCCCTAGCACTTCTAACTGTCATCGCTGCATTCTTACGCAGTTCGCTAACAGTTTTCGATTTTGTCCAGCCAAAATCAACTGCCGTCTGTAGAGTATTCTTAACAACTCCATAGTTCTTAGGATTAATACCGTCAGGAAATGACTTTCTGCTGAGAGAAGTTCCACTTCCACTCGATGGATGTCCTTGTCCAATTCCACCCAAGTCAGTAGGCAATCTACTACTCGGTTCTCCTTCGAAATCCTGTGTATCTTCCTCAGGTGCTGCTGTTCCTCTACCTCTACCTTGGTCTTTCTCTGCACCCATCTGCAACATATCTTTTGCATTAAATGCTGTATCTTTCGATACCTTGAATTCGCCAGTATGAGTTCGTGTAATATCAAATCCCATTGCTTGCAAAGCCTGCATATTTTGTATCTCAACACCTTGTATTTGCAGGTCTCTAAGGTGATCAGTTTCTTCACCAGTCTTTAATCTTAATTCCCAATCATCTATATTTAATAATGCTGCTATCTTTCTGAAAAATGACTTCAATAGTATATCTTGACCCCATTTCACTGCTCTGTTCGTTATAGTGACTTGTAAACCCTCTTGTGACCATCCAGAAGGAAGTTCACCGTAATAGAGTGGTAAAACACCGTATATTGCACCAATAATCATTCTTAACTCTTTTCTTATCGCAATGAACTCTAGTTCTTTCAATGAACCAGTAAAGTCAAGCCATTGTGCCAAATTCTTACTTCCCTTGTCACTTTCAACCAATAATGGGTGAATCATGTAGGGGTCTTCTTGTGCTTTCTGCTCAAGAACGTCCATCGACTTTCTGAACGTCTCATAGTTTCTTGATGCTATTACTAGTAATCCTCGTGGTGGTCTCATCTTGTCAAAGTACTTTCTTATGTATTCATCCATGTGTGATAAGGACATTGCCTTAGACCATACTGAATAGATTGGTGAATAGCCATATATCAGACTTGGTTTATATTTACCTGCTTTCCAGATAACTTCACCCTCACCATATATAACTCTCTTTGGCTGGGGTATTCCTATAGAGTATACAGAGTTAACTTCTACTATTGCTTTAAGTGCTTCTGCTCCACATCTTTCACATACAGGATTTGACAGTCTTCTGTCTCTGTGTTCAAACTTTGGGCAGACATATATTGGATTTCTTTTATCATCATAACCTATCCTACCATCAGAGTCTGCAATCATTGCTACCTGTGGTGGATCTATTCTAAGAAACTCTTTTATCTCTGTCCTGTCAGGATCTATCTTCTTAGTTACATCATCAATATAATAATTTTTTAATATTAGAAGATAAGCGTTGTCGGCAATCTCGAGATCTCTTTCCAACTGCCTTGCTACATCTTCTAAATTCTGATCGTTACCGTTAACTGGACTATGTAATAATTCTTCTAATTTTGATCTGTGTTCTGGTACAGGTCTTCTAAGGTCATGAGAACCACAAGTATCACACTGCAGTTCTGCCTGTCTTGGATCATTTTCTCCACTCTTCTTTTTTGGTAATGCATTGAATGGCTCTGCATCCTGATTAGTCTCAAATGGTTGATCATCAGGCTTGTCTCCTATTGCTGGTTCATATTGAAACTCCTTTGAGCAATTAGAACATTTATACTTCCATTTTTCTACTACTTCAAATCCATTCTTGAACATCTCTCTGTTTAGCGTTTCTATTGGTATTCTTAATGCATCTATGTTATCTGCCAACTCATAAATCATTATAAGTGGAAATGGGAATATTGGAAGTTTGGCACCAGTATCAGTGCTCATATAAGGTTGTGCTATGCTTGGTCTTGTTGTAGTTTCAGTATATGCCTTGCTTACTCCTCCTCGACCAAAAACACCTTTAATACTATCTATAAATCCCATATTTTTAGTTATTTCGGTACTTTATAAACTTTGTCAAGTTTTGTAACGATTTTGTAATGTTTCTGTTTACGAACCACCGTCTAGTTAGATACTTTCTTATTAGGCTGGCACCGACATACCAGAATGATATTGAGAGCATTCCTAGAGGCTCTCCACTCTCTATGGTGTCAATATAGTGGGGTAGTATGGTATAATTTAATCCAGTTGCTATTCCACAAGCTATCGCTGTATCGATTAATACTTCTACTGCCGTCTTCGTTCTTGAATCCTTCTTCATACAAAAAGTAGGGATATACTTAATATAAACCTTACCCTCTTTTATAATTGAGCCTAGTAGTGTGAGTTCGCATACCTGAGTAGCACTCACTGCGAAAGGGAGGTCTGGTTTTAAGCTAACCAGCTAGGCTCTTTATAAACATTATATAATGGTGGTTACTACCACAGTCATGATGGCAGAAGAAGATGGTGAGGATGCAGCAGGAGAAGCCTGTGAATTTGCTTTATTAAGTGTTAGAAATAAGATAGTACCACCGATTAGTGCTATTAACTCTCAAGAGTCTTTAGAGGTATTTTTAGGCACGCTTTCAGGTATTATAGCAGGATGGGGAATGGTTCTAGAAAAGAAGGATAAGAAGACATACAAAAAACTTTTATCCTCGTTAGAGCAAATGTCACTTAGATATGGTGGAATTAGAGATAGAGGATTACAGTGAATTATTTGATTGGTTTACATTATGTTTTGGTAAAAACGATCCCAAGAAACTTACAATACAGGCAAAGAGAACCTTTTGGAAACTTAACTTCCTTTCTGAGGATAAGATAAAGGAAACAGGCGAAATCGAAGAGGATGAGGATAAAGCAGTATGACTAGATTTTACTGTATGAATTGTTGTAAGATATTTGATGATAAAGAGATAAAGTGGTATAATAATACCCAGATATGCAAGTCATGTTTAGCTATTGAATTAGATAAGCCCTGACCACAACACATATAAATGAGTATATGTTAAGTTATTTATGGATATAGATAAAGTGATGATATTTGTATCAATAGTAATATTAGTATGTGTTATAGGAACTATAGGATTACTGTCTGGTGAATTTGGATTACCTGATGTATCACCAAGTATACCACAAATAACATCAGGTACAAATACAGATAATAGTGGTTTCTATGACTACTGCTCTAAAATGGGTTTAGATTGTTAGATGAATGTTAGGTATTGTGTAGGCTGCAAAAAGAATCATAAATATGCCGATATAGGATACATTGATTGTGATTGTAGGTGTCACGATAGGCTGAATTTTATTGAACGATAACCCCCCCCTGACTTGTATATATATAAGATTCAAAACTGGTTTTTTCGCTATAAGCACCTGAACGTCTAAAATTGCGATCTGAATACTGTGGAACTGTTCCTCACAAAAAAAAGGGGTTTGAGAGTGTACAGCGATCTTTTATTGATCTGTCTATATATCTCTACGATCTGGATCGTAGTTAACGAATCCGATCTGTCCGTTCCATGTAGCCTCTATTCTATTACTGCTCTTAAGCTCTTCAAGGGCTTTATTGCCTAGCTTTACGAATAAGGCTAAGTTTAAGACCGTTTTATCGGTCATTTTGCCTGTGCCTTTATCAGCTTTCTTTACATAGTGGCTATTAGCAAATAGTGTTTTGTTTGCAAACTTCATGAATGGTATCATTATACTAATACCTGCTTCTTCATTCTCAGCTTGCTCAACAGCGTTTTTTGCTATATTGTCTTTTTCTGTTTGTGTTAAGACCATATCAGCAATTTACGTATTACCCATATAAACGTTTGGATTTGGTGCGATCAATAGCGATCAGGTACGATCTCTTAAACATTTATATTAGGTATTAACACACTATAAGCTGACGTATGGTTTTTAGTCAATGCAAACATTCATATTACCCAAAGGTTTATAAGCACTTGTGCACGACTTTCCCCTAATATAAACCTATGTCTGATCGCTGTGATCGCTAGGTCATGCAACATCTTACATGGCAACGATACCTAATATAAATGTACTCCTGATCGCAACGTATATATAGGGGAAAGTC